ACAGTTTATAAGCTGATCAATGATTATGTTATCAAGTATAATAATACACCTACGAAGGAAGTCCTTCATATCGAACTGAAGAATAGAGAAGGCATCTCAGAAAGCACGTTCAAGGACTCTAAAGCTCTGATCGATGATCTTTCTGTAGAGAATACAGAGATACAATGGTTATTAGATTCGACAGAGAAGTTTTGTCAAGATAAGGCGATATACAATGCAATCATGGCTTCGATTAAGATCTTGGACGATAAGAGCGGATCCTCCAGTACAGGTGCTATCCCTACTCTTCTATCAGACGCCCTTGGCGTGTCTTTTGATATCAGCATCGGCCATGATTATTTTGCTAATGCTGATGATCGTTTTGATTTCTACCATCGTAAGGAAGAACATATTCCATTCGACCTTGACTTCCTTAACAAGATTACTAAAGGAGGTCTTGTTCGAAAGACCCTTAACATTGCACTGGCTGGCACTGGCGTTGGCAAGTCCTTATTTATGTGTCACTGTGCTTCTTTTAACCTGACACAAGGCAAGAACGTCCTATACATCACGATGGAGATGGCAGAAGAAAAGATCGCAGAACGCATCGATGCTAACCTGCTAAATGTGACCATCGATGATCTTGCAGTCATCCCGAAAGAAGCATACGACAAGAAGATCAAGCGCATCAGGGAGAACACTGTTGGGAAACTCATCGTCAAAGAATATCCTACTGCTTCTGCTGGGAGCGGGCATTTCCGTCATCTCATCAATGAGCTTCGTATCAAGCGAAACTTTATTCCTGATATTATCTATATCGATTATCTCAACATCTGCTCTTCTAGCCGCATTAAGGCTGGAAGCAATGTCAACTCATACACGCTCATTAAGGCAATCGCTGAAGAGCTACGTGGTCTTGCCGTTGAGTTTAATGTTCCTGTGGTTTCTGCTACTCAAACTACCCGATGTCTTGCACCTGATACGATTGTAACAATTAACGGGAATGATACAACTATAGATCGTGTTAAAGTAGGTGATAAAATTCAATCCAATGAAAGCGATAATATTATAACCGCAGTTCATTACACAGGAAAACTGAAAGCATATAAAATTACTTTATCTAATGGCCAAAAAATTGTTTGTAGCGGAAATCATATTTTTCCTACAGCAGATTCTGGCGATATCACCATTAATAATGGTCTGAAACCTAATATGTATCTGCAAGTTAAACCTCAATAAATTATAAATAGATGTATGATTAACAGAAAGGTTAAAAATATGTCTATTAAAATTTATTTAATTACCAATCATGCAACAGAAAATAAAATGTACTATGTTGGGCAGACAATTAATGAAATAAATGATCGTTTTACTCAACATGTTCGTTTAGGAAGGCGTGATAATAATTGTTTAGTTCATGAAGCTATTTTAGAATATGGAAAACGAAATTTTACTATAGAGATATTAGAAGTAGTAGAAACACAAGCCGAAGCTGATATTAGGGAAACTTTTTATATAAAAAAATTACTATCACACTATAAAGATGGTTATGGTTATAACATGAAATATGAAATGTCGGATAATAAAGATAGATATTACCATGGCGCAGATATTAATGATGTAAATAAGAATAAATCTATGGGAAATGCATGGAATAAAGGAATACCTTTTAGTGACATGTCACGTAAAAAAATGTCAGAAACAAAAAAACATAGAAATGCCGCTGGTTTGTATTCTAACTATGGACATAAACACACAGAAGAAACAAAAAAGAAATTATCAGATAAAGCTAAAAATAGACCATCTCCGACAGATCAAACCAAAAATAAGTGGAGAGAACAATCTTCTGGGCGTCAATTTATACACAACCTAATTACGAAAGAACGTAAAAGTGTTAAGGATTTATTGTCCCTACCGGAGGGATGGTCAAGAGGTAGAGGAACATGTTGGATCAATGATGGCATGAAATCTATATCCATAGATGTATGGGATGTTGAAAAATACTTACATGAAGGATTTAATTATGGTAGAATATGCTAAAATTGTTTCTATTGAAGAAGTTGGCGAAGTAGATATGATTGATATTGAAGTTACAGGTAATCGATTGTTTTATGCTAATGATATTTTAACTCACAATTCTGGCTATGGCAACTCTGACGTAGAATTGACTGATACATCAGAATCCTTTGGCCTACCTGCAACCGCCGATCTGATGTTTGCTCTGATATCTACAGAAGAACTCGAGGATCTCAATCAGCTGATGATCAAGCAGCTAAAGAATCGATATAATGATCCTACGATACATAAGCGCTTCGTCATCGGCATCGATAGGGCTAAGATGCGACTGTATGACGCAGAGGTATCTGCACAGGATGGGTTGATGAACGACCAACCTGTGTTTAACAAGAGCGGGTTCGGTACAGCAGTGGATTCAGAGAAGAAGAAAAGGTTCAAGGATCTGATCGTATGATTGAGACATTCTTCCATAATCTATTGTATTTCTTGATGTATCCTATCCTCGTAGTCGCGGCATTAGCATTTTTTGCGTTATTAGCAGGACCCAAAGATGAGTGATACAGAAGAACTTCCTGACCAGGTAGCACATGCTATCATGGATTTTCTCATCGAGCAGCAAAAGAAAGGCAGAACATTCATAATGGAGAGCGAGATCTATGAGATGCTCGGAGCTAAATTATCTCATGACGCAGAAGATCGAAAGTTCGTGCTAAAGCAATATTTTGACAATGTAGTCAGCATGGAAGATTATAAAAATAAATTAAAATAGCGGTTGACATTTTTATCATAATACCTTATATTGATAATATGATGAAAACAAAGGAAATCGAAATGACTCAGCTCGAATTCAAGATCGCCCAGATTCGCCAGGATATTGCTGGTCTAGAACGCTTGTACAAGACATCGATGGATAACAAACATCATGATCTGGCGGAAACCTGTCTTGATCGTGCTTCCGTTCTCTGGAACGAGCTCATTGTCCTTAATTTTGATCGGGTAGCAGAGATTGATCCTTGGGCTGCAGCTCCCGAATCTTATGCGATTTCTTAAAAATAACAGTTGACATTTTTATCAAAACACCTTATATTGATAATATGATGAAAACAAAGGAAATCGAAATGACTCTAGTAGAAATCTGGCCTAAGGGCTACGCAGACTTCGGTGGCACTGTGACGGTTCGCTTGCCAGACGGATGCAACGATGCAGACATCCAGCATGCTGTCCGTAACGTGAGTCCTTGGGCCAAATTGTCCTCTGTTCGCCGCCCCCGCCAGGCAGATCCTTTCCTGTCTAGCCTGACATCTGCTCAACTCAACGACTATGCAGATGCTTTTAAAGGTGACAATAGCTAAAATACCGGTTGACATTCTATAGAGAATGTCTTATATTAATAATACGATGTGAATTGAAAACAGGAATAGAAGATGTCAAAACTTAAACTTGCTCGTGATATTGTAGCGCAAAATCCAGGTGTTGATCGTAAAGGTCTGGTTTCTATGCTCATGGCGAATCTTAGCTTGTCAAAAGTGACTGCTACGACATACGCATATGATTTGACTCGTGGTCAGATCAATCAGCCTAAAGTTAGCAAGATGGCAACAGCCATGGCCCATGTTGCTATGAAGACCGTAAAATCAGTTCCTGAATTCACGCAGACTCGCGAAGAGCGTCTTGAACTGATGCGTAGCGTATCACGTAGAAACGCAGAACTAGAAGCAGAAACGATGAAGCATCGGCGTGAAGAGATGCAGGCAGAAGTCGATGAGTATGTTGCTGAAGCACAGCAATATGTTCGTGAGCATGCCCCAGCTTTTTTACGTAAAGAGTTGGGTCTGCAGTAAAAAATTATATAAATACATTCATGAAACAAACATCCTACTCGATCAAAATTCGCTGCGATTATAACAACGGTATGAATCTACCGGTCGCAGGAACATGGTCAGAAGGTAGTACCGCTTGAGATAAGTTTATCACATCATAAACAAATCTCAAGCATCTAGAAAATTTTCTGGGTGCTTTTTTTATGGTTGACATTCTTATCGGTATTTGTTACATTAAACAAGATGCTACTCCTTGTATATAAGAGTAGCCCCTGTCTGGTACTGGCGCCGAATGGTTGCAGGTGGTTTCCAGCAGGGAGAAGTAGATAACGAAAGTTATCTCTTCACAGATACTGCAATGGGTATCGCTGATAGACGTATCAGCTATGCGGGCTCAAACGGCTTTGTTCGGGTCCTGATATAACCATGCCAAAAGCTTAGGACGGGAAGCACCCGACTCCAAAATTCGGCTTTATGCAGTATCTTTGTAGAGATAATTATCTCTTCATGGATACACCAGAGCCCGAAGTGTGTGCACTGTTAATAAACACAGAGGTAGGCCGATCAAAGGATACTGCTATAGTTCGAATGATGCAGGTGAGGTTGGCTAGACAGCTGGTGTATCCTTGAAGTGATAATTAGACTAGCGATAGTCTTAACGAGGCAAACAGCGTCAGGCTCCAACCTGAGGTTCAACGGTTGTAGGTGACGATGGGTGGTATCGGAACCTTCAGAAATTTTGCTTGTGTAGGTACCTTAATCGAGGAACGCTGCAGCGTTTTCGAGCTGGTCTGGCCGACCAGTAAGCGTGGGTTCGATTCCCATGGCAAGCTCCTAATATATGGAGGAATATATGCCAAGTGTATTTTTGGTTAGTGATACGCACTTTGGTCACTTGGGTATGTGTAAATTTACGCAGAACGATGGTGTGACAAAGTTACGACCATGGACTGATCCAGAAGAAATGGATGAAGCCATGGTCAAGATGTGGAACGAGACTGTAAAGCCAACTGATAAAGTCTATCACTTAGGCGATGTAGTTATCAACCGCAAAGCAATGTCTAGCATGCATCGGTTAAACGGTGATAAGGTATTAATTCGTGGCAACCATGACATCTTTAGAGACAGCGAATATAGAGTGCACTTTAGAGAGTTACGTGCTTACCATGTATTGAACGGTATGATCTTAAGTCATATCCCTTTACATCCTGAGTCATTGGGTAGGTTTGGTGTTAACATTCATGGCCATACTCATGCAAATCGTGTGATGAATGGAGATGTTATTGATACACGTTATCATTGTGTTTGTGTTGAACAAACAGAATTTCGTCCGATCTTATTTGGAGATGTGATCAAACGCATCAAAGAAGAAGGTGGTATGGTAGGTTTCCGTAATGGCAATGGACCTACGATATAAAATAAGGAGGTATGCGAGCAAGGTGCTCAAAGAGTCTTGAAAACTCTGCCACCGCAAGGTTGATGGTTCGATTCCTTGTATCTCCGCCAAATTTGCCAACAGTGAGGTATCTGATCAATACTACTCACTGGTCGTTCGTCTATAGGATAGGACACAACTGCGGAGTCGGTTGAGAGATGGGTTCGAGCCCCATACGGCGGCAATCTAATTTAGGGTGAGTTGATGCTATGGCGTGTGCATCCCCAGACTGTAAATCTGGTCCTTATAGGTAACAATGTTGGTTCGACTCCAACCTCACCCACCACTATTATCTCTACATGGATACACCTGCCGGCATTGCGGATTGGGTGTATCCGTGTAGAGATAATGATCACTTAGCTCATTTGGTAGAGCATCGGGCTTTTAACCTGCAGGTGCTGGGTTCGAATCCCAGAGTGATCACCAAATTTGCTTCCATGAACTAATTGCTTCTAGTACTGGTACCGGAAAAAAGCATTGGCCAAGTTCTCCCTCATGAGGGGAGTATGTAGGTTCGAATCCTACTGGAAGCTCCAAGAAGAGAAGGCACAGGTTCGATTCCTGTCTGTTCCCGTTGAACGGAGCAGTAGTTTAGTGGTAGGAACATCTCGCCTCTTATGGCGCATAGCTCAGTGGTAGAGCAAACGCTTGATCTATATAAATACATTTAACCATGGAGGATTAAATGTTTGGTGGATCAAAAACAAAATACTGTAATAAATGCAATAAAGAAATAACTGTTAATAATTACAACAAACATCAAATTAGTTGTAACAGTGTTAAAGAAAAAAAGATAAGAGGAGTCGATTTTGATCCTAACAGTGGGTATAAAGATGGTTCAAGATCTGCTTGGAATAAGGGTTTAACAAAAGATACAGATGTTAGAGTCAAAAAATACAGCGAAACAAATATTGGCAATAAGAAAATAGGGAAATGTGTTGATCCTCAAAAAGAATTTGAACGAAGACAGAAGTTATCTAAATCAGCTAAAAATTTAAGATTTGGTGGTTATAGACCAAATGCTGGTAGATCTAAAAAATTTAAAGTGATTGATTCTTTTGGAACAGAGACTACTTTACAAAGTACCTATGAATTATTATGTAGTGAATTATTAAACGAGTTAGGGATCAAATGGATCCGTCCAAAAACTTTAAAGTATGATGGTAAAAATTATTTTGCTGATTTCTATTTAACAGAATATGACATATATCTTGATCCAAAAAATAATTATAAAGCAAAACAAGATGAAGAAAAAATAAGAAAAGTAATAGAACAAAATGATGTTAAAGTTTTTGTTCTCACTAAAGATATGTTAAACATAGAGTTTCTTACTTCTGTAATTCAATGATAGAATAGTCAACTGATAATTGACCTACCGTGGTTTGATTCCACGCAGAAGTACCAAGTTTGTGGTAAGGAAAGTAAAAGGAGAATGGGCAAGTCAGATTCGTCCCTGACTAGATACCTCACCTGCCACAATTTGATTGGTAGCCCTAGTGGCGGTTAAGCTCCTCGCCATATAAAATAAAGAGGAGTGAGAGTTAGTGCCAGCACAGAAGCCCTTTCCGGGTATTCATAGCACAGGTACGTGACGGGTCTCTTTCAGTAGGATCAACACCCGTTTTATTCATGGTGCGTTCGGCTAATGGTTAGGCCTCCTGATTTTCGCTCAGATAACAGCGGTTCGAAATTATAATTTATATAAATACTTCATAGAGAGGTATACATATGAATTATAAAAGAATATATGATTTAATAATTAAAAATGCACAAAATACAGAAAGATTTGGTTATACCGAAAATCATCATATTTTTCCTAAATCACTAGGAGGAACAGATGATAACATTAACTTAGTTAAACTAACTGCAAGAGAACATTTTATATGTCATTATCTGCTAACTAAGATATTTGATAAATTTAGTCCGGAATATTATAAAATGAATTTTGCGTTTCAGATGATGTCGTGTAATAGTAATTATCAAGAAAGATATTTTAATAACAGACTCTATGAGGCTGCTAAAGAAGGAATAAGTTTAGCCATTTCATTTTCACAAACAGGTAAAACCAATTCTCAATTTGGGTCTATGTGGATTAATGATGGATTTGAAAGTAAAAAAATAAAAAAAGGTAGTAATATTCCCGATGGTTGGTCTAAGGGCAGAGTGAATGTTCATTCAGCCGAAACAAAAAATAATTTGTCTTTAATGAATAAAGGTAAAATTGTTTCTGAAAAAACAAAGATAAAATTATCTTCTATCAAAACAGGGAAAAAGCATTCAGATGAATCTAAACTAAAAATGTCTTTATTTGCTAAACAGAGAAAAAGACCACATAAAGAAGAAACAAAAGTAAAAATTTCTATTTTACAAAAAGGTAAAAAAAGAGGGTCTTATAAGAAAAATATTTAAATTTATCGTTAGAATATTACATCGATATATTATTAATCTAATTAACCCGTGTTGGTGTAGCGGTCAAACATACCCGCCTTTCAAGCGTGGAGATCGTCGGTTCAAATCCGCTACGCACTACCAAGATTGTGAGAGTGGCGAAATTGGTAAATGCGCGGTTTGATACCCGTGAGAAATTCAAGTCGACCTCTGAATTACTCTTGCAGGTTCAAGTCCTGCCTCTCACACCAAAAAGATGCTTGACATTTTGATAGAGCTAATATATTATCATAATAATGATGGTTGAAGCGGAGTTTGAAAATGTCGTACATACTTTACAATCCTACGCCTGAAAGAATCAATTATAACAATCCTATCAATTATAATAACTTGAACGCCAATAAAAGATGGGCTGAACATACTTATAACTTGATCATCCTTAAACATATCGAAACTACTACACCCGATGTACGCGAGAAAATTCAGGCAACAAAAGAAATTCTTGTCTGTAAAAAAAAGATATCTTGGTGGGAACGTCACCCTAAATTCATCGAAAAAGATGCTCTGTATGTACGCAAACAAGAATATGGGATTTGATCATGGAAAAGACGATTGAACGCTTGAAAAAATCATATAAACTCTATTATCTCGTATCATCTAATTTAAAAGGTGACAGCGATGCATATGCTGAAGAATCTGCTAATTCTTTCATTGAATACGATCACGCAAAAGACGAGATGGTGTCTCTGATACACATAACAGGGTGTAGCTCAATGGTAGAGTGCCGCACTTGGACTGCGGAGGCTTCAGGTTCGAGCCCTGATACCCTGACATAGAGAACATGAAATGTATAAATAGTAATAACAATATAACTATAGGTGCATTTCATGTTCTACACTATCTATAAAATTACTAACAAACTTGATGGTAAAATCTATATCGGTAAACATCAGACTAGAGATTTAAATGATAATTACATGGGTTCTGGTAAACTTATAAAAAGAGCCATTGAGAAGTATGGAATAGAAAATTTTAATAAAGAAATACTTTTTCAATTTAATAATGAAGCCGATATGAATGCTAAAGAAGCTGAATTAGTAACCGAAGAATTTGTAAAAAAAGAAACGAATTACAACTTATGTCATGGTGGAAACGGCGGATTTGGATACATAAATTTAAATAGTATGAATGTAGATATTGTTCAACAACGTTTGAACAACCCAAGTCTTGCAAAGTTTTCTGCAAAACTTGGGGGAGAACGTAAAAAATATTTAATAGAAAATGATTCAGAATACAGAGAATTGTGCTGCAAATCAGTATCAAAAGGATTGAAAACATATTTTAAAGTTAATCCTGGACACTTTAATAATAAAAAACATACAGAAGAAACCAAAAAAATAATATCAGAGAAAATGACAGAACTACAAAAAGGTTCTAAAAATTCTCAATTTGGTACTATGTGGATTACTAATAATAAAGAAAATAGAAAAATTAAAGCTGACGATATTATACCAGAAGGGTGGTATTGTGGACGCAAAATAAATATCATGATCAGAACCATAAGGTATAACAATCATGAAACCATTTAAAGAATTTGTATCTGAAGCATATGATAAAGATTATAATCTTATCAGCACTCCAGAAAAATCTGTAAAGATGCTGATTAAAACTAGAAAATCTATCAATGCTCATGGCCGTAATGGTGGTCAAGGACATCATGCTAGAGGACAAGAATTGATGAGTCGCTATGATGAACATGCAGATTTCTTAAAAGAAAAACATCCAGATGTATGGAAAAATTATGTTAAGAGCACAGGTCAATCGGCAGATCACAATGGCGGTGATCTTTACGCTTAAGGCAGACCCACTCGGGCTTCATGTTCGATATAATCTGCCACCGCCATATACGAAACGTGGGATGAGCTGTATATGCGGGGTTTGATAGTTTTCCTGACACAAGAAAAACTATCACCAAAGTTTATTTCGCGGTAGCTCAGTTGGTAGAGTAGGTGACTGTTAATCACTTGGTCCTTGGTTCGAGTCCAAGCCGCGGAGCCAATTTAAACATGAGAGAGAATTATGAAATACATCGTTGACATTGACGGCGGAGCCAATTTAAACATGAGAGAGAATTATGAAATACATCGTTGACATTGACGGCACGATATTTAATACTGAAGGTAACGACTATGAGAATAGCACTCCTATCTTAGAACGCATCGCTCACATCAACTCCTTGTTTGATCAGGGTAATGAGATCCATTATTGGACAGCAAGAGGCAGCTCAAGCGGCAAAGATCATCTTCCACTTACTATCAAACAACTCAATCAATGGGGGTGTAAGTATACTACTGCTAATGTCGGTAAGCCTGTATATGATATATGGATCGATGACAAGGCGCAGAATGACAAGAGTTATTTTGATAATGCTTTAAACGTTGGAATTTTAGAAAATTTCCATAACGAGACAGATTAATACAATTAGCCCTTATAGCTCATTAGGTAGAGCAGTTGCTTTGTAAGCATCAGGTGGTCAGTTCGAATCCGACTGGGGGCACCATAATCGAAATGTCGGTTCACCGGACGATAGATAGCGCGCATCCAAGCTGCTTGGGTATAATGCAAAGGTGTTAGGATTTAGGTGGTTGTTCCTTAAACAATCACCACAGAATTTACAAGGATATACCGGCCACGCCTCCCATTCAGAACGAAGCGCAACAGGCATACTGGAATTAACCAGTGACGACCTTAAGGGTTGAACGGTATCTATATTGAGGAAGTGTGCAGGAATGGCTACTGCGGGGTCTGCAAAACCTTTTCATGTCGGTTCGAATCCGATCTTCCTCTCCAATAACATAATGGAGCAATCACGATGCAATCGGACTGTATTTACTAGGTGGCTTACACACCATAACAAAAGTATACACTATATACTCATTATCTAAATTTGATATACTACCTAACTTAGATAGATGGTGGTTTATGAAAGAAATAAAAAATGAACCAGACGGTATGTATTATGATCACCGTACTATGTTTGTCAAGATAAAAACAAAGGTCCGTGAATCAGCAGGTGTAGATGCTCGTCTGTCTAACGAGTGAGAGGGGATCGATACCCCTACGGATCGCCATTAAGGGGGATGTTATGATTGAATGGTTTGTAGCGTTTATGGGAATGTTTTTGGTTGACATTCTTCATGCAATATACATTAAGAGTGTACAGGGTGATCGTCCATATATGGCTGCCGGATACTCAGGAACCATTTATATTTTAGCAAGTGGGGTAACGATTAGTTATGTTGGAGATGTTTGGCTTCTAATACCAGCAACAATCGGAGCTGTTGCGGGTACTTTAGCTGGCGTTTTAGTGAACAAACGATATCAGATATAAATACAGTATGACAATAGAACAAACAAAAGAAGCAAACAGATATTTTTGGATAATCAAAGGTCACCTTATCCCAGAAGGTTGGTCAGATATCGATATCGAAGAAATATCATCTAGCTATTTCAAAAGAATCTGGGGCAACCATGAAGCTTGCTTCCGTGAGGAGGGTTTTGAAGAAGCATGGACCAAAAGAAATATCTCGGAAGTGTTACGGTAGCACATCAGTCTCCAAAACTGAGAGCCTAGGTTCGACTCCTAGTCGGGGTGCCATTTATTGGAAAGATTGTCATGAAAAGATTACTTCTCTTGTTACTATTATTTCCGACTAGCTCACATGCAGAACAACAGATAGAGCAAGGACCGCTTGAATGGGGTCCTTGCTATTTACGTTTACATCAGTTTGAGCATAAAGTTGTGGAATACGAATATAACAGCTGGTATGTTAAATCAGATTGGAAGAATCAGAGTCAGAAATCCGCATCGATCACTGCAATCAGCAAAAATGATGTTAAAGTAACCATTAAAGTATCTTGTACAGGTGGTCAGTTCATAGTAGAAAGAAACTGGTGATTAAACTTTTTTAACAATTCGTCTTACAGGTTTCTTTTTCCTGACAGCTCTGACAGGTTTCTTTACCATATGCTCTTTATGCTTGAGAGCGGTAACAAGCAGGATTAAACTGACATTTATCGTCGTGATCAATGACCATTCTACTGTCTTGATAAAATGGTCGCTAGCATTCAAACGACTCATGACCACCTTAGAAAATTTAGCAGAGGTGTCCATGATCTCAGATTTATATTTCTGATATTCCATGCCAAAGACAAGATCGATTGCTTTAGTTTCTTGATCTTCTATGTTCTGTGTCTTGCCTTCACGGATGT